CAGATAACGTCTGCCTCCTCTGGCGTATCAGCCGGGTTTAAAAGGGCTGCAATGTATTGTCCGCCGCGAGGTACGCCGAAATACTTTTTTCTTTTGTCCCAAGTTTCGACTATTGCGCGAATTTCTTGCCAAGTTACAGCACGTTCCAAAGTTTGTGCTGCTGAACACTCAATTTCCATGCAGGGTGCTTTAAGCAAAGGTTGATGCAATGTTTGAGGTTTTCGGTGTTTATTTCAAATCCGTCGGAGTGCGGGCTAATCCAGTAATGAGCCGCCGCAATTGACGGCGCGGGTATTTCTTGCCCCGCGTGTCTCACATAGCGCAATTCAGTAACGCCATCTGGAAAGTTCTTTTTGACAACGTGTTCCGCCACTTTTGGGGAAACGCAAATAAAATCCAATCCATTTGGGGCGGGGTGAAGCCCGGACGTTTCAATGGCCTGAAAATAGCCGCGCTCCTTAAAAAAGGCAATATGCTCCTCTGTCAACTGGTCAAGAGGCTCGCCCCCCGTCCATGTTATTTGCTTGCAATCTTGGTTTTTTGTCAAAAGCCATGTTGCCAAATCTTCAACCTCCATTTCCTTGCCGCTCTCAAACTCTGTGTCACATCTTATGCCAAGCGCATAACAAGCGTTTTTAGCCTTGCATCCTTGCAGCCTAATAAAGAAGGTCGGCGTTCCTGCCCGCGCACCTTCGCCTTGCAAACTGTAAAAGATTTCAGATATTTTCAACTTCATAACTGGCCGAACATTTGCGGGTTTCCTCAACCCTGCATTTCATTAAAACACATCCGGTGTCTTTTAACTCTTTCGGGGCAACCGTTTCAACCATGTATAAGGCGATATTTTCAGCCGTCGGGTTAAACGGGACAGCGACAACGCCAAGCGGGTCTAACTGTTTTAAATGCGCCAGCATCGGGTCTTTTTCCCACATTAAAAATTTATGGTCGTAGTTGCTTTCGAGCCATTCACAAAGCCGCTCTTTGATAACCGAAAAATCCAAAACCCTGCCGACCTTATCTAATTTTGGCGCGGACACGGTAAAGAAAAATCGGTAGTTGTGGCCGTGAAGGTGGGCGCACTTGTTTTCGTGGCCGTGTACCCGATGCCCGCACGAAATGTCGTGATACCGCTCTGCCGTTATCATATCCACCCATTTTGTTTTGCCTCAAAATACCCCTTTGCGCGTAATGCGGTCGCCGGGTTGTTCACGTCCCCAAAACCCCATTCGTTTTTGGTCGTTGAGCCGTTGTAATCGGTCATTGAGTAATCAATGACCACATCAAAACACCCGATGTCTTTTGCCATTTTCCACGTTTCCGCTTTTGTCAGGTACATTAACGGAGTATGAATGCGGAAATCCGTGTCCATCGCCAACGACACGGCCACCTGCTGCGCGTCAATGAAGCGGCGGCGGCAGTCCGGATAGCCTGAAAAATCGGTTTGGCAAGTTCCGGTCACAATATCGAAAACGCCTTTTATGTACCCATGCGCCGCCGCGATTGTAAGGAACAGCGCGTTTCGCCCGGCGGTGAACGAATTGGGCAAGTCCTGATTTTGCAGGCTTTTGTCGTTGTGGTCTTTGTTGTGGTCGGTAAGCGACGAGCCGGACAAAACACCTTTTATGTCAAACACCTTAAACTCAACGTCCGCAATGTCGGCTATTTTCTGCGCCCGCGCCAGTTCAATGACGTGCTTTTGCCCGTAATCAAAGCCAATAGCCGAAACTTTGTCAAAGTTGTTTTTAGCCCAAAAAAGGCACGTCGTCGAATCCTGCCCCCCCGACAAAAGAACTAATGCCTCACAAGTTTTTTTCTGCATATTTTTGAAATTTTACCCACTCTGTAAAGTTGTTTATTGCCACGTCGCGGGCATTTAGGCGTGTTCCGGGCGGCTTTGTAATGGAAACGATTGTTTTTCCGTTGAACTTAAAAACCTCTCCACTCCTGTTGCCATAAAGCCAACTCGTAGAATCTACGC